AGATAGATTATATCTAGATATTGATTGGGGTAATGTACAGAAAGATGAATATATTGTACTTGATTGTTGGAGACTTTTAGATCCAAATGATTTTACAAGAGTTTATAATGATTCATTCTTAAAAAAATATCTTACCGCATTGATGAAAAGACAATGGGGTCAAAATCTAATCAAATTCCAAGGAGTTAAACTTCCTGGTGGAATTGAATTAAATGGAAGACAAATATACGATGATGCTGAAAAAGATTTAGAAATAATTAGAGAGCAGATGTCCAATACATATGAACTTCCACCTCTTGATATGATAGGTTGACGTTATGGTATTAAATCCATTTTTTACTCAAGGGACATCATCTGAGCAAAATCTTGTTCAGGATTTAATAAATGAGCAGCTAAGAACTTATGGAGTAGATATTTTTTATCTACCCAGAAAATACTTATCAGAAAATTCTGTTATTAGAGAAGTAGTTCAGTCAAAGTTTGATATAGCACTTCCTCTTGAAGCATATATTGATAATTATGATCAGTATTCTGGAGCGGGAAATTTACTATCAAAATTTGGTATTGAATCTAAGGATGAAGTAAGACTTATAATTTCAAGAGAAAGATTTGAGAACTATATAACCCCATTAATTCAAGATCAGGCAAATATAAAGTTATCAACGAGACCCAAGTCTGGAGATCTTATTTGGTTTCCACTTGATGATAGAATTTATGAAATTAAAGATGTTGAGTATGCAAAACCATATTATCAACTACAAGATCTTTATGTGTATGAATTATATTGCGAACTCTTCAGATTGGAAGATGAAGTTATTGCAACTGGAATCGAAGATGTTGATAATAACTTGATTGGTGAAGATTATGATGGGTCAACTGATGATGGAATTAATACTATTAAAGGACCCACTCAGACACTCACTCTAGTTGGTTCTGCTGTAACTTCAACTGCATTAACAAGCATTAGAGACGGTGCAATTAGATATATTAGAATATTAGAAAGGGGAGGTGGATATGCAACTCCCCCAAGAGTTGCGATATCTTCAGCACCATCTGGTGGAGTAACTGGTATTGCAACAGCAGTTATGATTGGTGGAATTAATGTTTGTAATTTAAATGCAAATCCAAGTTTACAATCTGTCCAACAAGTCCAATTAATAAATCCTGGTTCTGGATATACATCTGCACCAGGAGTGAAATTCTTTTCAAATACTGGAGCAGGAGCTGCAGCAACAGTTGGAATATCAACAACTGGAGGAGTTGGTATAGTAACTATTAGTGCTGCTGGATCAGGATATGTAACAGCACCAACAGTTACATTTACTCCACCAAAACATGTCGGAGCAGCAGCAACTGCAATTCTAGATTCACCTATAGTAGGTGGTGGAGTTAGTGTCACATCTGCTCCAATAAGTATAGGAGCATCTTCTTTCCTCTTCCCAGGAGGAACTACTGGTGGTGTATTTTATGCAACTGCACCGACAGTTACCTTTGATTTACCAACAGGAACTGGAAACAATGCACTAGCGACAGCAACTATTTCTAATGCGAGTCAACCTGGAGCTATTACTACAGCATCTAGTGATAGTAATGGTACTGGATATGTCGTTAATGATGAATTAACATTAGAGCAAAGTCATCTTATGCCTGCTGGACAACCAGGTTCGGGTGCAATTCTTAAAGTTACATCGGTTAATGGAGCTGGAGGTGTTACGGGATTCAGTATAATTAGTGGTGGAAGTGACTATGTAGTATCAGATTCTAGCAATTCTAACGATTATCGAGAAGCAAGAGGTGGAAGTGGAAATGATAACTTCCGTATTAAGATAACAGATGTTTCAGGAGTGCTTGGTGGAGTAGTATCATCTCTTGGATTAACAACTGGAGGTAAATTCTATACTAGTGTTCCATCAGTCTCTATTTCACATCCAGGATTTAGTTATGCATCTGCAACTATAGGAATTGCTGGTTCTTCTATCGATCCAAGTTCTGTTGCATTTAGCACTACTGGTAGAGCATACACAACTGCACCTACTGTTGCAATCTCTACATCTGGAGTAATGGATGCACCAACTCAAGTTGCTGTTGGTATTGCAACAATTAATCCAATAACTGGTATTGTTACAGCAATATCCTTTAATACTTCAGATTCTTGGGCAACGGGAACAGGAGCAACAATTGGTGCTGGATATACAGTAGCACCTAGTATTTCTTTCTCTGGAAATCCATCACCAGTACAAGCAACTGCTAGTGTCACTGTATCCGTTGCTGGCACTGTAAGCACCATTAGCATAGGCAATATAGGATTTGGTTACTTAACAACTCCAACGGTCTCTATTGGGTCTCCAGGGGGTGCTGATGAACAGTTTAGAGCACTTGGTGTTGCGACTATAAGATCCACATCAATTAAGACTCAAGGAACAATTGGCATTGGATCTACTTCAATTACTGGTGTGACGACTACAAATATTTTAGTTGGTGATAGAGTAAGACTTGGTATTGGTTATAGTGATCTATACAATTTCATACCTGCAGATACTTTTGTCACCACAATTGAATCAAATACTATATTCATTAACAGTGCAGCAACTAATGTTGGTATTGCAACATCTGTATTTGAATTTGGTAGAGCAAACTGTGGTGTTGTTACAGGTATAGCAGTTACATTTGGTGGTGGTGGATATTTAAGTCCACCAAATGTTACAATATCTAATGAAGTTTCTGAGAAGAATTACATCAACTTCCCAGGTATATCAACAGCAACTGGAATGTCCACTATAAATGCTGGCGGAACAGTTACCGATATTAATATTTTAGATACTGGTTATGGATATGTAATTGCTCCAGAAGTAACACTATCAAGTCCAGAAAGTGCTGGCACGGGAACATTCGTATTTAATGAAATTATCACTGGTTCTTCTAGTGGAACTACAGCAAGAGTTAGAACATGGGACGCATCAACTAATGTACTTGTAGTTGGAACAGTTTCAGGAGAGTTTATTAGAGGAGAAACTTTAGTAGGTGCAACTTCTGGAGCATCGTATGAATTACGTATAATTGATGTTCAACCAGCAGATGATGGATTTGCTGATAATATTAACATTGAGACGGAAGCAGATAATATAATTGACTTTAGTGAGCAGAACCCATTCGGGATGCCCTAAATATAGATATCTTAAGATAAAGATCTTGTAGGTTTTAACATGTTTGAATATTTTTACAACGAAATATTGAGGAGGACCATTATATCTTTTGGCACACTCTTTAATAATATTAGCATTAAGCATGAAGACTCCTCAGATAACGTTGTAAGCGTTGTAAAAGTCCCTTTGGCATATGGACCTACCCAGAAGTTTTTAGCAAGACTAGAGCAGTCTCCAGACCTCAATAAACCCTTTGCAATTACTTTGCCAAGGATGTCTTTTGAGTTTACTGGATTAACTTATGATCCATCAAGAAAAGTATCTACAACTCAGACATTTACTGTAAAAGACCCAAATGATGGGACTGAAACTAAGAAATCATATATGCCAGTTCCATATAACATGCAGTTTGAACTGTCTGTTATGACAAAATTAAATGATGACGCTCTTCAAATTGTAGAGCAAATTTTACCATATTTTCAACCAGCATATAACTTATCAGTTGAGTTGGTTGAATCGATTAAAGAGAAAAGAGATATTCCCGTCGTCTTGGAAAATATTACCATGCAAGACGATTATGAAGGGGATTTCACTTCTAGAAGAGTTCTTCTTTATACATTTAGATTTACTGCAAAAACATATCTATTTGGTCCAGCATCCACTGCAACCAAAGATATTATCAGAAAGGCTACTGTCAGTTATCTCACTGGAACGGATACTTCAAATACAACAAGAGAAGTTTCATACTCAGCAACTCCAAGAGCAATCAAAAATTATACTGGAGATGCAGCAACCACTCTTACTGCAGACATAACCATATCTGCAAAAACATTTGAGGTTGCAGATGGTTCTACTTTAACTAAGGGAACTTATATTGATATTGATGGAGAGGAGATGTTCATCAAATCAATTACCGGCAATAAAATTACAGTTAACCGTGGCCAGGACGGAAGCACCATTACAACTCATTTGGGTGGAACAGAAGTTCATAAAATTGATGCTGCAGATAATGCTCTTATTGAAACTGGTGACGATTTTGGATTTAATGGTGGATTCTGATGACACCCATGACAAAAAAATTTGACGGACTAAACGAAACCTTTAACACTGATGATGATCTTCTTCATCCAGAAGTTGTAGAAAAAAAAGTTGAAAAAATTAAAAATACTGTTGATGATGTAAAAAAGGATTATGATTATACGAGAGGTAATTTATATTCTATAATTGAAAAAGGGCAAGAAGCAATTAATGGTATTCTTGAACTTGCACAAGAAAGTGAAATGCCTAGAGCATATGAAGTTGCTGGTCAGTTAATTAAAAACGTGGCTGATGCTACTGATAAACTGATGGATCTTCAGAAAAAACTAA